GATCGGCTGAAGGCCATCGGGGCGGTCGATCCGATGCTGGTGCAGATGATTGCCCGCCAACTTTGGGAGAACATGCAGCAGACGGACATTACGCCGCACATTCATAACCACGCCGAGCTTGAGGGCGTGCTACAGGCCAAGGTCAACCCGATGCCGCCGCAGGCTGGGACCAACGGAGCGGCCTCCGGTGGCCCGTAACGCCCTCTCTTACGGTGACACGGACAGCGACAACCCGCTGGCCCGCGCCGCCGCCTACGCCGCTCCCTGGATCACGGACGGGGCGGATACGAGCGTCGGCGCGCCTTCCATCGGCGCCGGGGCGGACGCGGTCGGGCAGTGGATGGGCCAGATGCTGGCCAAGATGCAGGGCAGCCGACCCGCGGCGCCGATCTGGAACCCCGATAATCCGGTGGGCACCGAGACGCTTCAGTCTATGGGAATGCCACAGCCGACCAACTACGCCGGCCCGGTCGGGCAGTATGTGAACCCGGCGACGGGCGAGTTGACGACGCAGGGTCAGGCGCGCCTCGACAATCCCGCCATGGGCTTCGGAACAGCCGATATGGGGGCCGTCGTAGGAAGTGTCGGCCGCGTTCGTGCGCCGTTTCGCCGTGTCAGTGCTGGCTACGAGACAATCGACCCCGCCGCGGCGCCCGTGGAGGACATCCCGGCCGCCTTCGGGATCGGTCACAACAACGCGCCCGTCCGGAGCGCCATTTGGGCCGCGCCGCCGACCCGCGGCGTGGCGACGGCGACGGCCGGCCGCATGGGCTCTAACGCCGACGCGACGTTGGAGAGCCTGGGATTGCCCGCTTACGGTGATATCGTCCCGTCAACCAATACGGGGCCAGTTCCGGAAAGCATGATCCAGTCGGGCTCCCCGGCGCGGCCTGGTCAGGTGTTCGACTTGTCCGACACCTGGCGCGTGCCCGACGTGCCGCAGGAGGATCTGGCCCGCATCGACCCAGACGCCGGACGCAGGAAGGGGTTGCCGCCGCACATCATCGACGCCACCACCGACCCTGATATCCGCGCGAAACTGAGAACGGTCGCGGAGGCGGGATTGAAGGCGGGCGGCGCCTACTGGTACAACGCCGAGCCGCTGCGCCTCGCGTTCGTCTCCGAATTGGGTCCGGAGCAGGGCAATGCGACTTTCGGGCAATATATGCGAACGATCGGGGCGGTCAGCGCCGGTTCCGACGTGGGCCAGAACATCAGGACCGCGTCTTATTACAACATCAAGGAGCGCCAGGGCGACCCGGTCCAATCGGTCGCCGATCTCATCTCGCCCTACGGCCACAAGATGCAGAACACTCAGTTTGGCGCCTACTCCGACATCGCGGGCGGCGACCCGCTGGACCCGGCCATGCGCCCCAAGCGGGCCAGTTTCGACGCCAATCTGAGCGGCAATCAGCAGCCTGTGACGGTGGACAAGCACAACCTGCGGCTCATCGGCATGCTGTCCAAAGACCCGGAGTTCCTCAATACGACGCAGACGGCCGATGTGAACTACCCGTCCATCGGCGTGAAGGTGGGTGACAAGATCAACTGGCGCGACGCGGTGAAATCGGGCCGGATCACGATGGACCAGGCGCTGGATATCCCGCAGGCGTGGAAAGACGTGCCGGAGGCGAACCATTACGGCGCCCTGGAGGGATTCCAGCAGGATCTGGCGCGTGAGATGGGCATCACGCCGGCGCAGCTTCAGGCGGCGCTGTGGGTCGGAGGTGGCCGCGTGACTGGGCTGCGCTCATTGCCGACTTCATTCATGGGCGCGGTCGAGAACCGCCTTCAGACCACGGCGGCGGCGCGTGGTGGTACGCCCACGAAGGCGCTGCTGGACTTCGTGCGCGGCAAGAAGCCGCTGTTGACGCCTCTCGCGGCGACGGTCGGCGCTGGCGCGGCTAACGCCCTCCAACCCGACGATAATCGGTGATGAACTCCCACAGCGCGACCGCTTCGTCGGTGTCCTCGGCAAGCCGCGCGATGGCTCGCATCGTGTCGGGGTCGGCGCCGCTCGCGATGGCGCGTTCAACGAACGTCTCGCCAGCTTCCGTCTCATTCCAGGTGTATTCGCGGGCTACAAGTGTCGGCATGCCTCGTTCCTTCTCAACCAAGGGCGTGGTCAGGGATGGTTGGCACGCGGGAACGTACCAACCGCCCCGCATTATAGCAGATCCACAGCAATGAGCGAGGACGCCGTCGCCTCCATCCAGGCCGTCGAGATCCTGCGCCTGCGCGGCTTGTTGGCTGAATTTATCGCAGAGCGCGACCGGCTGATCGAGGAGAGCGACCGGTTGCATTACCGCGTCCTCGAACTGGAGGCCGAGATCGCCGTGCTGCGCGGCACCATGGCCCGACCTGAACCCGACGATGGGCCGGTCACGCTCATCGAAGGCACGCCGAACGCACCGAGGTAATACCGAGTAATCCCCATGAGTGAATCAACAACAGACCCCGCATCGATCCCCGATGTCATCCCGCCCGTTCCAGATCCCCCGACACCGCCACAAGAGTCCACGCCGGACGGTGGCGACGGGACGGAACAAGAGGAACGCCAAAGCAAACGCGATCGCCGTTTCGCCGAACTCTCGGCTCGCCTGACCGCTGCCGAGCGGCGAGATCAAGAGCGCGAACGGGAACTGAAGTTTTACCGTCAACAGGCTGCCCAGGTCGCGCCGCAGGACGAAACGCCCGAGCAACGCCACATGCGTGAGCGGGCGCAGATGCGCGGCGAGGTCGAGGCGCAGGTCAGAACCGAAACATTTCACCAGCAGGGTTCGGCGCAGTTCTCCGACTGGAAGCAGCGTTGCGACGACCTGGTGAAGATGGGCGCCGACGCGGGCCTCGCCGCGCTGCTCGTCGAGATGCCGGATGGCGTCAAAGTCACCGCCGCGCTGGCCGCCGATCCAGAGGAGGTCGAGCGGATCGCCGGGCTGCGCACCGAACGGGCGCGGGCCGTGGCATTGGGCAAATACGCCGCCACGATCGACGGCGCTCCGGTGCCGCCACGAACCGCCGCGAACGGTGACAACCGCCTCGCGCCCCCTGTTACTCGCGCCCCGGCGCCGATCCGCCCCGTCGTGGGACGCGCCTCGCCAGTATTCAACGAATACACCGCCGATGCTCAGACGCTCGTTGACCGCTGGATGAAGCAGGATCTTGAACAGCGGAAGCAGGGGCGTTGACCGCCTGACCGAGTAGCCGTGCCGAAACCGCCGCGCCCGGTATATGGCGTTGCATCGTGCCCACCCCCGCCGCGTCCGGGTAATGACGTTGCGTCGTGCCGATCCGTTTGTGATTGCGTCTACCCCCTTCGTCACAGCGGGCAATCGAGATCTCAAGAACCGTTCCGGTGAGAGATCCTTTTTCCTGCTCGTGACGAAGGATACAGACAATGCCAGCAACAAATACGTTGCTCACAATCAACATGATCACGGCCAAGGCGCTCGCGATCCTCCACCAAAAATGTAACTTCATCGGATCGATCAACCGTCAGTACGATGATTCGTTCGCCAACTCAGGCGCCAAGATCGGCAGCACGCTGCGTATCCGCCTGCCGGTGCAATACACCGTCAGCACCACCCCGGCGCTGTCGCTGCAAAACACCATCGAGACGCAGGTCGCGCTGCCGATCTCCAACCAGTACCACGTCGATTTCTCGTTCAGCAGCGCCGAACTGACGCTGTCCATTGACGATTTCACGGCGCGCTACATCGAGCCCGCCATCGCCGTTCTCGCGGCCCAGATCGAGGCGACGTGCATCGGCATGATGTGGCCGGCGGTGTGGAACCAGGTGGGCACGGCGGGTGCGGCACAGGTGTTCAAGACGGTGTTGCAGTCTCGCAAGCTGTTGCTCGACAACCTGACGCCGCAGTCCAAGCAGTGGCAACTGCGGATCAACACACAGGATAACGTCGATCTGGTGGACAGCCTGAAGGGCCTGTTCCAGCAGAGCACGCAGATCAGCCGCCAATACACCGATGGCGTAATGGGTTTGGCGGCCGGCTACGAGTGGGCGGAGTCAACGCATTTCACGACGCAGACGCGCGGCGCGGAGTCCGCCACGTATCTGGCCACCCCGGCCGCCCAGACGGGCAGCACGCTCGCCGTGACCACCGGCACGGGCGCTGGCAACGCGGGCGATGTCTTTACCATCGCTGGCGTGTTCAGGGTTCACCCGGAAACGAAAGTCAACAGCGGGGTACTGCAACAGTTCGTGCTGACCTCCGCCTACGCGGGCGGTGCTGGCAACATGAGCATCGCGCCGGCCATCGTCACGTCAGGGCCGCAACAGAACGTCAGCGCGAGTCCGAACGGCACCACTTCAACCTTGACGTTTGCAAACACGGCCAGCACGGCAACGGGCTTGTCGCTTGCTTACATGCCCGACGCTTTTACATTCGCCACAGCCGATCTTGTCATGCCCAACGGTGTTGACATGGCCTCACGGGTGGTCAAGGACGGTATCTCCATGAGGGCAGTCAGGCAATATAGCATATCAGATGACACCATGCCAATAAGGATTGATGTGTTGTGGGGAGCCGTGGCTTTGAGGCCCCAACTCGCATGCCGACTCGTTGCAAATTAGCACACATCTAGCGTATAATGTTTGCTGTTTGCTACGAGCGTAGTTATCATACTCCCGTCTGGAAAACAGGAGGGAGTATGATTTGCGTGATCGAAGGATGCGCTGGCATCGCGCGAGGGCACGGCTACTGCTCGCCGCATTACACACAGTGGCGCCGGCATGGCGATCCGCTTCATAAGGAGCGGCGCTATCATAAGGGAATGCCGGCGGAAGAGCGGTTCCAGGCCTTTATCGAGAAAGGTTCGGGACCGAAGGCGTGCTGGGAATGGACGGGCGGGAAAATCGCCACTGGCTACGGGATGTTTCATCCAGAGCCTAAACAATCAATACTCGCGCACCGCTTTGCCTATGAACAGCATCGGGGGCCAATTCCGGCGGGCCAGTTTATCTTGCACCACTGCGATAATAGATCATGTGTCAATCCCAGGCATTTGTTCTGCGGTGACCAGCAAGCGAATGTCGACGATATGATCAATAAAGGCCGTGATCGCAAGCGCGGCGCGGTGGGAACCAAAAACCGCGGCGCGAAAATCACAGAGGCAATCGTGCGGGAAATCCGAGCATCTCCAACGACCGCCAGGGTTCTCGCGAATCGATATGGCGTATCAACCTCTTTGATTCATTGCGTCAGGCAGCGCCGCACCTGGAAACACATCGAATAGGAGCAACGAAATGAGCGGCTTTGCCAACAGAGGCCCGCAGGACAATCTCGCCACGTCCTCCTACGGCACCGGGCCGGGTCTGTTCGACCCGTCCCTCGCGGCGTTGGGTGGGGGACGGACCTACTCAACGGTCACGGCCAGGGCTGGGGGCACGCGGCCCCCGGCCACGAAGCTGACGGCGGCGGTCAACCGGATCGGCGTGTGCGCCACCGCGGCTGACAGCGTGGCGCTGCCCCCCGCCGTGGGCGGACAGGCGATTTACGTCCAGAACGCGGGGGCGACCTCGGCGCAGGTGTTCGCTGACCCGAGCACCTCGGACACCATCAACGGCGTGGTGGCGGCGACCGGCGTGGCGTTGGCGGCGGGCAAGGCCGCGTCTTACTTCTCGCCCGCGCCGGGGGTGTGGTTCGCGGTGCTGTCGGCCTGAGAGCCATGAACGTCTGGATTGATCCGCGCATGTGCCTCAGAATGCGAAAGCCCGCCCCGAATGACCGGAACGGGCTAACGCGAGGAGCATGTGATGGTGACTCATCACAAGTTCCTGCCTCGGATAGTGGTGCGGATCAGCGTAAAGATCAACCTCATTATCCGGCGGTAGGAGGGCGCCGTCCAGGGGCAACTCTGGGCGGCGTCTCCCCGGAGCGGGGGCACATCCAATGATGCTACAGACCACCGGGGATTTGATCACATTTACTTTGCGCGCAAGTGGAATTAATGGTGTCGGCCAGACACCACTTGCGGAGGATAGTAACACCGGGTTGGCGTTGCTTCAAATGCTTTTGAGTCAATGGCAACGCAAGCGTTGGCTGGTGTGGAACGAGCAGGAGGTCGCCGCCGTCGCCACGGGCGCCAACAGCTACACCATCGGGCCGGGACCGGGGACTGACTTCGTTTCCGCCCGGCCCGACCGCATTCACGCCGCGTTCTGCCGCCTGCAACCGTTCGGCGGCCCGAACCCGGTGGACCTGCCGCTCCAGATCATCGAGGCGCACGAGGACTGGGCGGGGATCACGATCAAAGACCTCAAGAGCATTCCGGCGGCGGTGTTCTATGACAGCAGTTTTCCGGTCGGGCGTGTTTATTTCTGGCCGGTTCCGTCCGCCGCTCATTACGAGATGCATCTCGTGGTTAAGGCGTCGCTGCCGACCTACACGACGCTGACCGATCCACTGGGCGTGCCGGACGAATACATCGAAGCGATGATGTGGAGCCTCTGTGTCCGGCTCCAGATGTCCTACGGATTGCCGGCGCGTCCCGACCATACCGCCGCGATGAAGCAGGCGATCAACGTCATCGAGATGGCGAACACGCAGATCGGGCTGCTGTCGATGCCGGCGGCGCTGACGCATCGGGGCGGTGATGTGAGCAGTTGGGCGGGTCGCGGGCTCAATCAGGCGTGGACGATCTCCGGCCCGAGTGTCCTCACATGAGCGACAACGGGTATTACCCCTTCATCGCCGGGGAAACGCTGTCGGCCGCCGCGCTCAACGCCGCCATCGCCATGGGCCAGTCGAACCAGTGGCGCAACGGCGCGGGGCCACCCGCCGACGCTCTGGGCGTCAACGGCGATATGTATCTCGATACGACGGCCGGCGACATCTACCAGAAGCAGTCTGGCATCTACGTCAAGACGGCGAATATCAAAGGACCGGCGGGCGCGCCTGGTCCGGCGACACCCGGACCACCCGGACCACCCGGACCATCGAGCGGCGGGACGGTCTCCAATATCGCCACGACCGGCGGGATCTCGGGCGGCCCCATCACCACGGCGGGCACGCTCGCGGTGCAGTGGAACGGCCCGCTGGTCAACGCGATCGGCACCGGCCTGTCGGCGGCTGGCGGCACCCTGGTCGTGACAGCCACCGGCGGCGGCGCTCCGAGCGGGGCAGCGGGCGGGGATCTGGCGGGGACGTATCCGAACCCCGCTCTGGCCGCCTCGGGCGTCTCGGCGGGCGTCTACGGCGACGCCACGCACGTCCCGGTCGTGACAGTGGACGCCAAGGGCCGGGTCACGACCGTGGGCGTGGCGACGATCACCGCGCCGCCGGCCAGCTTCGGCACGATCACGGGGGTCGCGACGTACGGACAACTCCCGGCCGAGGTAGCGTTAGTGCCCATCGTGTTCGGCTTCGCGGGAAAACCCAGCACGGGCGCCATCGCCAACGCGCCCATGGCCATGGCCGTCACGATTCCCTCCGGCCTCGCCGGGACCGTCGTGTTCGACAGCACCAAGGCCACCGCGAGCGCGGCTTTCGTCGTCAACAAGATCAGCGGCGGGACCACGACCTCGATCGGCACGGTCACGGTCACGTCGGCGTCGAACACCTCGGCCACGCTGAGCGGGGCGGGCGGATCGCTGGCCGTGGGCGACGTTTTGCAGGTTTTGGCGCCGACCCAGGACGCTACGTTGGCCGACTGTTCCATCACTATCCTCGCGTCGCGCGTCTGATGCCGACCGGTGGGTTCCTCGGACTGACGCCGACCGCCAGGACCACCGGCAATGCCGGCGCGAACGCCATTTTCCTGACGCCACTGGTCGCGCAACAAAACGGCGTGGCGACTGCCATCCTGCTTGATAGCTTCAACGCCAACAGCAGTATAAATCTTAAGGGGCTTATCTATGATGGGAGCCACAGCGCCCTGTTGGCGACGGGGTCGACGGTTACCGCGCTGGTGGCGAATTACAATCGGTTGCCGCTGACCGCGAATTTCAATCTCGTCGCCGGCACGACATACTATGTGGGCTACGTTTGCAGCGCTGTTTGCAACGTCGGCGTCCAGGCATCGGGCGGGACCGCGTCCTGGCTGGTCACCGGCCAGAGCGTGGCGAGTCCCGCCAATCCATTGGTGGGCGGCGCGAGTAATGGTTCAACGCTCATGCTCGCGTTGGAACTCGACGGGACCACATCGGCCGGCTATGGCTTCGGGCCTGATCAGGCGTCCGGCGTTACGTTGTCGGCGTCCAACACCGTGGCGACGTTTGGTTCCGCCGCCAATCTGGGCGCCAGGAGCGTTTTTACCCACATTCCCGGCGATGGGAAATTCTACGCCGAGGTCGCCGTGGGCGGGACACTCAACGCCGCTGTGGGCGTGGGGTTCGCGGGCGCCTCCTGGGGTACCAACCAGGGCGATCCTTTCGCCAGGGGCGCCGTGACTTTTCTTCAGCCGGGCGGCGCCATCCTCAGTGGCGCCAACCTTGGTCTGTCATACGTTTCCGGTGATGTCATCGGGATCGCTTACGACGGAATAAATAACTTCCTGTGGTGGAACAAGAATAACGGTGGCTGGTTTGGCGCCAGTTCGACAGCGGGCAACCCGTCCACACCGACCGGCGGCCTGGCCACCGGAACGACATCGTGGCCGGAGACGATCGCGGTCGCCACCGGGGCCTTGGGCACCGCCGCCACGTTTACCCTGCGCGATACGGCCGGCGCCTTGCAGTATGCGCCGCCGTCCGGATATTCGGCATGGTCGTCAGCGGCGGGGCCGGTGGTGGGCGGCGGGCAAACCGCGCGCGTGATGGTGCTGGCGTGAGCCGCGTGCCGCTGACCGGCGGGGCGTATATGGCACGCAGCGTCGCGGCGGCGGCCCAGCGGTCGGTCAATCTTTTCTCCGAACCGCTGCCCGAGGCGCAGGGCGAGCCGATGCCGGCGGCCCATTATCCCACGCCCGGCACCCGCCTGCTCTCGACCGTTGGCACCGGCCCCATCAGGGGCATCCGGCAGGCCACGACCGGCGGAATCTACTGCGTCAGCGGAAATGGGGTCTACAAGCTCGACCCCACGACCTGGGTCGGCACGCACCTCGGCGACCTGACGCATGGGCTGATCACGCCCGTCTCGATGGTCGACAATGGCGTCGACATGGTGCTGGTGGACGGCACCGCGAACGGCTGGCGGGTCACGCTGGTGGGTGATGTGTTCGCGCCGATCGTTCAGACTTCCAACACGCTGACGCCGGCCACCGGCACGACGACGGAGCCGGTGCAGGCCGATATCGCGCGCTACACGCCATTGGCGCCGACCTGGGACGGCTCGATCAGCGTCGTCACATTCACGCTGGCGACGGGGTTCTCCGGCAACCTGAAAGTCTCGATCTTCGAGGACGCGAGCGGTTCGCCGGGATCGGAGATCACCAGCACCCGCGCCGACGCGCCCATCCTCAACCCCATCACCGGTACCAACCGCGCCACCTTCGCCGCGCCGGCCATCGTCACCGCCGGCACGAAATACTGGGTGGGGTTCGTCTCCGACACGACGGCGGGCGCGTGGAGCGTGGACGCCGGCACGATCGGCCGATACAGCCACACCACCTTCGCCGCCTTCCCGGTCAATTCGCCCTCCGTCATCGCCGCCACTTCGGTGGCCTGCTCGATGGCGGTGGAGAGCGATCCCGGCGGGCTGTTCGAAGGCGGGACTCGCGTCGATTGCCTCGATACCTTCTTTTTGTTCAACAAGCCCAACACGCCGAGGTTTTACTGGAGCCTGTCGAACGCGGTGCAGTTCGATCCGTTCGCGCAGGATTCCGCGAACAAGGAAGCATACAGCGACCTGTTGCGGACGCTGATGGTCGTAAAGCGTGATATCTGGTTGTTCGGGGACAAGACCACTGAGATCTGGAACAACGTCGCGGCGCCCGATAGCCAGTTCCAGTCCGCGCCGGACATCTTCATCGACCACGGCATCGCCGCGCCTTATTCGGTCGCGGAGTATGACAACGGCGTGTTCTGGCTGTCGGCGGACAGACAAGGCCATGGCATCATCATCAACGGCAGCGGGTATCAGGCGAAACGGATCTCGACATATGCGATCGAGAACGAGGTCGCGGGTTACGGCAAGATCGATGACGCCATCGGCTTTTGTTACCAGATCGGCGGCCATTCGTTCTACGTCCTGACGTTCCCGCATGACGACAAGACGTGGTCCTACGACATCACGACCGGCCTGTGGCATGAGTGGCTGTGGATCGACACGAACGGCGCCGAGCACCGGCACCGGGCCAACTGCTACTGGCCCATCAATGGCGTGCCCGTCATCGGCGACTGGCAAAATGGCAATTTGTATGCGCTCGACCATCGCGTGTTCACGGACAACGGGCAGCCGATCAAGCGGGTTCGTTCGTTCCCGCATTTGGTTGCTGATGGGAAACGGGTGTTCTATCGCCAGTTTTTGGCGGACATGGACACCGGTTCGACGCCCGAGGTGATGCTGGCGGGCACCGTGACGCGGCTCAACGCGACGTTCGCGGCGCCCGATGGGACGGCGCTGTCGGCCTACACATCGGAGGTTGGCGGCGGCTGGACGCTGGCCAGCGGTTCCGACGTGGCGGAGGTCGAGGCGGACCAGATGACCGGAACGACGGGGACCGGCACATATCAGTCCGCCGCGCTGATCCTGACGCCGGATTACGCGCTCCGCTTCAACGCGATCCCGACAGCATATGACACAGTCCCGAGCGGCGTTTCCCTCTGGGCCGTCGGGCGGGCCTCCGGTGCCGACACAGGCTACCGCGTGACCATCAGCGGCGACGGGACGCAATACAACCTCGCCCTCGCCGTGCTGCCATCGGGGACTTCGGTGAGCGTCGCCATGGGGACGATCGCGTCCGGCGCTTACACGGTGTGGCTGCGGCTGCGCGGGACGACGATCTCGGCGCAGGCGCAACGAAGCGCGGACGGGCTGTGGCTGCGCGGCGACGGGACGTGGCAGACCAACCCAGGCACCGCCGCCGTCCAGTTCACCGACGCCACATATATCGCGCCCGGCACCGTCCAGATCGGCGGGGAGTGGGCCTGATGCCTTACTCCGTACAGCCGATCATCCTGCGGAACGGCGGCGTCGGTCTCACCACGCCGACCGGCGGAACGACCGGGTTCCCCTCCGCGCCGTTCAATTATCTGTTGTTCAGTAAATGGGTATGCCTGGGCGCGCAACCGCGCTCCGCCGGCATCAATAACAACATTTCATTCATGAATGTCACGAGCAACAATTCAAGCGTGCAGGTCCAACTCCTGGGAGGCACGAGCGTCAATTTGTTCAACGGCACCTTCAGCGCGCCGATCGGTAATGTTCTGTCGCATATCCTCGTCTCGGCCGACCCGGCCACGCAACGCCTTCAGGTCTACGTCAATGACGCGCCGGTCACGACACTGTTGGGAACCGGCGGCCCTGGGTGGATCGCATCAGGACCGTTTCATATCGGATTCAATGCCTGGAACATAGGCGGGGCGGGTTCCACCGCGCCGGGTTCCGGCCTCGCCGACCTGTTCATCGCCGCGCCCGCCGCGTTCTTCGATCTGGGCGTCGTCGCCAACCGGCGGAAGTTCATCAACCGCGATCTCACGCCCGTCGATCTCGGCGCCAATGCCTCGGCCGTGCTGGGCGCGGCTCCGCCAATCTGGCTTACCGTGCGCCCCGGCGGCGTCCCCAACGACTTCGGCGCCAATAACGGCACGGGTGGCGCCTTTACCATCACCGCCCCGCCGCTGGCGTTCCAGGCGGCTGGCGTCTGCGTCGCCGCGACCCCGCCTCCGCCGGAACCCGTGACGCTGGCGATGGACGACCTCGTGGTGACGGCGGAGGCCGACATGCTGAGCGAGAACCTGGTGTCGCTGCGGTGGAGCGATGATCGTGGCCATTCGTGGGGAAGTCCGGTGTCGCAGTCGATCGGCGAGGCGGGCGAGTATCGGACATCACACCAGTGGCAGCGTTTGGGCATGTCACGTTTTCGCGTGTTCGAAATCTCATGGTCTGTCCCGCTACCCACCGCGCTGATGGGCTGCTTCGTGGACGCCACGCCGGCGCAGTCATGAGCGGCGCATGGCATAATAATCGACGGCTTGCTGATGACTAATCCCATCTTTATGTACCCGGAAGTAGATCGTCTCGTAGGCGATGCCGAGCGCCGTGACGGCTTCGGACAAAGACATCTCAACGCCATCCAATCGCACGACACGGGTCCGTCTGGTGTTTCGGAGATTGGTCGATCGTGTCGCCCACCGGCAATTTCCCGGTTCGTAGTTTCCGTTATTGTTGATCCGGTCCAGGTCCATTCCCGGCGGCTTCTCGCCCATGTCAGCGAGAAACGCGGTGAAGTCATCCCAACGAGGATCGACGGATATGCCGCGCCCGCCATAGTTCCGAAACGCTGTGTCTTTGGGATTGACGCAACGGGTTCGTATCCCAAGCCAGATGTCATGGGTCGGAGTGCCGGCCATGCCGTGACTACGCGATCCCTTCTCGCATCCACAGGATTTCGTATGTCCGCTTGTGAGGTTGGGATAACAAACCACAGACGTTCTGCCGCAGACACAGCGAACCCTGAAATACCGATGTCTCGCGCGCTTTTCCACTTCTTCGATCACGGACAGATGGCCGAATACAGTCCCCGCCGGAACCTCGGCGCGGTTGTGGGGGATGTGACCCCGTGAGAAGGTGGTTTTAGCCATGATTAGCTCCTTGCTGAGCGTTCTGGTCAGGTCTGGCGCGGTGCTGAGAACATCGCGTCAGGCCGTTATTATACCATACAGTGTGGGGTAGAAAGCAATGGGCGCGCCTGTAATCACCCCACTTTTGCAATGGTCCGACGCGAATGGGCAACCATACGCCGGTGGGTCCATCGCTACATTCGAACCAGGGACCAGTACGCCTAAGGCTGTATATGTCGATCCGGAACTAACCGCACTCGCAACTAACCCGGTTATCATGGATGCGGCGGGTCGAACGTTAATGTATGGGTCAGGAGATTATCGCCTGATCATTCGTGACGCTATTGGCAACGAAATTGCCGACATAGAAGCAACCACCATCGTCAGCGCCGCCATGGCCCCTGTCGTCGCGGCCCCGACGATCGCCGACGCGGTGCACCAACTCGGCATCGACGGGCTGATCGCCACCGAGGCGGCGGACAGAGCGGCGGCGGACAGCGCGGAGCAGAGCGCGCGGATGAGCGCCGATACCACGCTCCAGACCAACATCGACAACGAGGTGACGGCGCGGACGGCGGGCGACGCGAACCTTCAGACGCAGATCGACGCCATCACCGGCGCCGGCACCCCGGCGGGCGTGCTGCCGGCTGGCTACTCCATCCGCTTCGGCGCCGGGTCGAGCGACAGCGGCGGCAATTTCTCAGCCACGTTTAGCCCGCCATTCCCGACCAGTTGCGATACCGTCGTCTGCACGTCGGCGCCCAACTGGTGGGCCGGCGTCAGCACCCGCTCGGCCGGCGGCTTCTCCGGCATCACCTCGTCCCCGCTGCACGGCGGCGGCACGTGGAACGGGTCGCAGGGATTCTTCTTCATAGCGATCGGCCATTAGCTGATGTCCGGCACGGGCAACATCTCCGCCGTCATCCCGGCGCCTGTCACGCCGCTGGTGGACGGCGACGGCAACATCACCGTCCCGTGGCGGGCGTTCTTTTTGGTGCTGCAACGCCGCACGGGCGGCACCGCGGGCATCTCGACGGGCGACAACGCCGCCCTCGTGGCCGCCGAACGCGGCGCGCGGATCGCGGCCGATCAGGGGCTACAGATCGCGCTCGACGCCGAGACGGCGGCGCGGAAGGCGGCCGACGACGGCGAGGCCGAGGCGCGCATCAACGGCGACGCCAACCTCGCCGCGTCGCTGGCCAACACCGCCAACCAGCTCGCCAACGAGATCGTCCGCGCGACGGGCGCCGAGGCGCTGCTGGTGCCGATCGCGTCGCTCTGTTCGCTGTGGGGCGCCTGTGACCTGTCGTTCCTGCCGACCAGTGATCCGGGCAGCGGACTGCCGTGGATCGACGGCAATCATCTGGCGATCGGCTCGGGGCTGGTGCCGGTCGATATCAGCCTGGAAGACGGCTCCGGGTTTTTGTGGACTTTGGAAGGCGGCGGGGACTGGCTGTGGGGATAAGCAATGCCTGATCTGAAGATCTCGGCCGCCGCGGACCCGGTCACCCTCGTCGCGACCGACAAGGTGCCGATGGCCCGTTCGGCGTCCACGACCGCCTACGCGGCGACGATGGCCGAGATAGCGACATGGACCAACACCGGCCTGCCCTACGAGGTCGCGGTCGCCACCTCGCCGGGCATCGCCTCGGCCGGCACGGTGGCCAGCGTCAGCCGGGGCGACCACGTCCACCCGTTCGACAACACCCGCGTCAGCAAGGGCGGGGACGCCATGACGGGCAGCCTGACGCTGCCCTCGCTGCTATTCACCGCGCTGCCGATCAACGCGGCGAATGACGCGGCGGCGGCGACAGCGGGTGTGCCGGTGAGGGGCGTGTATCGCAATGGCTCGGTGCTGATGGTGCGGACGGTGTGATGCGAAACTTCCAGTTCATCGCCACGATCGACCCGCTGCCGCTGCTGCACGCGGTTACCCTGCGGCCGGACCTCTGGAACTCCAATCGAACCCGCACCTGGCATCCGCAATCCGCGCACCGCGTCATCGATGACATCTTGCTTCGCTACAACGATTTCGACGCGGCACGGGGTGACGACTTCGTTGAGCGGGTATGCAGCGACCTCGGCGCCGTGAACATGCCGGCGTTCGCCGCGTTGCCGCAGGCGGTGTCGGTCGTGTTCGGCCTGATGGCCCGCGTGATGGGCGAACACCTCGGCCGCGTGTTCATCAGCCGCATGGCGCCGGGCGTGTGCATTCCGCCGCACACCGACCGCATCGCCGAGGCCGAGGCGCTGTTCCCCGGTAAAGTCCCGCCGGCTGTGTATTACGATCGATATCAGATCGCGCTGAAAGCCTCGCCCGGCGTGGTGTTTCGCGCCGACGACGAGGAAGTGTTCATGGAGCCGGGATCAATCTGGTGGTTCAACAACGAGGTCGAGCATGAGGTTTTGAACAACTCGCGTGACGATCGTATCAGCATGGTCGTTGATATCCGACCGTTCCGTCCGTGATCACGTATGCGCTGGAGCCGTGGGAACAGTATTTCCGCGAGTGTCAGGCGCTGTGGGAAGAACACTACGCGGAAATCGCGGTGGACAAGGACCGTATGCCGATGCGGCCCGACATCGCGACATATCGGGCGCTGGAAGCGCGCGGGCAACTTCAGATCGTCGTCGCTCGCGATGACGGGCGCATGATCGGCTACATTCTCAGCGTGATCCGCCCGCACCTGCACTATGCCGACGTGCTGACCGGTTACGAGGACGCCTATTTCCTGACGAAGCCGCACCGCCGCGGCATGACCGGCGTCAACCTGATCCGCGAGGCCGTCCGGCACATGAAGGCGGCGGGCGTGCGAAAGGTGTTCTTCATGACCAAGGCCGCGCTCGACATGGGACGCATCTTCGAGCGTCTCGGCTTCACGAAAACCGACATCGTCTATAGCAAATGGATTGGAGACTGACATGGGCGTGGGCGCCGCGATCGCCGGGAGTGCCGTCCTCGGCGCGGGGGCGTCGCTGTACGGCAGCAGCAAAGCGTCGTCGTCAGCCGATAAGGCGGCGGCGCTCAATCAGCAGCAATACCAGCAGACGCGCGCGGACCTGCAACCGTATTTCGGCCCCGGCACCACGGCGGTGGGCAACGCGCTGTCGCTTGCCCAGAGCGGCCCCACGGGCGGCGGCCCGGATTACGTGGCGCAGGCGGCGGCGCACATCCCCGGGCAGATGACGCAGGCCCAGCTTGAGCAAACGCCGGGCTACCAGTTCACGCTGAACCAAGGATTGAAGTCCGTTCAATCAGCGGCGGCGGCGCGCGGGTTGGGCGTCAGCGGAGCGTCGATGAAGGGCGCGGCGGAGTATGCCACCGGGTTGGCGAACAAAACCTACCTCGATCAGTTCAATGTCCAGCAGCAACGGTTTGGGGATTACCTCAATCTCAATACGGGGCAGCAGGGCAACCTGACGAACCAATTCAACAGGTTCAACTCCATCGCCACGCTCGGGGCAAACGCCGCCGCCGGGTTGGGCACGCAGGGCGCGGCGCTGGCCAATCAGGCGGGCGGCTACATCAACGCGTCCGGCCTCGATCAGGCGGCGGGGGTCAAGAACGCCACCAACGCGCTGTCGAGCGGGGTGAACAGCTACCTCGGGTACAACGCGTTGCAACAGGCGCTCAATCCGCAGACCGGGTTGACCGGCTACACGGGACCAAGCAACGCCGTTAATCCCCAGTACGATCCGATGGGCGTCTTCGCGAAAACAGCCTGACCCGAGAAAGGATCGCGCCATGTCCGAAACCAACGCGCTGTTGCAAAAGCTGGGCGGAGTGCCGACGCTGACGGCGGGCGATCAGGTGCTTGTCAACCCGCTGGCCGCGACGATGGCCGGCAACCAGGCGGCGCAGGAGGTGTTCAAGACGCGCGACTGGCAGGCGAAGCAGGCCGCCGGGCAGGCGTATCAACAGGCGATCGACCCGGAGACCGGACGCTTCGATCCGCTGAAGTTCAACAACCTCCTGGCCGCGACCGGCGCGACCGGCGCCCTGGCGGCGAAAGGCGGCGTCGAGAGTTCGCAGGAATTGCAGGGTGCCCAACTCGCGCAAAACGCCAAGATGCAGTCGCTGCTCAATGACTCGGTCACAGCGGCGCTCGCCTCGCCCGACGCCAATCTGAAGCAGTCGGTGCTGGAGCAGGCGCAACGGCTGCGCGCCGCCGGGTTCCCATCCGACCGTATAGACGGGTCACTCCTGCACCTGTCCTCCGATCCCGCGCAACTGCGGCAGCAACTGGAGACGGTGCGGGTGGGGACGCTGCCGCCGGATCAACGCCAACAGGTCATCTACGGTACGCCGAGCGGGGTTAATCAGGGCGGCGCCTATCAACCCACTATGACCGATCCAAGGACCGGCCGCACCACCCAGACTGGCCCTGGGGTTATGATGACACTGTCACCGGCGGAACAGAACGAGACGGTCAATCAACCGGATCTGCGGAAGACGTTGCCGGACGGCACGCCTAATCCAAACTATGGCACGGAACAGCCAGTCACCAAAAAAGAGCAACTTGAGCAAATGGGTTTCACGGTCCTGCCCAATGGCCAGGTCGTGAAAGCCGGCCAGCCGGGACAGCCCGGCGCGTCGCCCAATCTTGGCCCAGGCAGATACCCGGTGCCACCCGCGCTTCAGGGGCCTGGGGGCGCACAACCATCCGGCGCACAACCCCCCGGTACGCCGGAGCCAGCGGGGCAACCGGGGACGAACCCCAACGGCAAAGTGCCGATCCCACCTCCGCAGCGTCCGATCTCGAAAGCGTCTCCCGCCGATCAGGAGCAGATGCGAGCGGCCGGAGCCAAGTTCGACGCCGAGGCCGCCGCCGGTACGAACGCGCAGGGGCAGCAGGCGATCTTGGCCAACATGCTCGGCGACACAAAGCAATTCATGCCCGGCCCTTACGCCAACACGCTCGCCGCCATTCGGGCGCGGCTGGCGCCGGTCTTCGGCGCCGACGAAAAGGCGCTGGCCGCCCACGACAGCTTCGAGAAACTCGCCGCGCAACTCGCCTTGCAGCAAGCCGGGTCGGTGGGCGCCGGGAGTGACTCACGGTTCAGCGTGACCCAGGCCGCGAATCCGCACGGTGGCATTTCGCCCGCGTCAATCGACCTGATCCTGCGCCAGCTTCAGGGCAACTCGGACTACATCCAGGCGCGGCAGAAACTCGCGCAGCAATGGCCGGCGAAGTCCGATTATAACGGCTTCGTGGACAGCACCCGCCCACTCGATCCGCGCGTGTTCCAGTATGAACGAATGACGGACGGCCAGCGCAAGGACTGGTTCACGGCGATGGACCCGAAGGATCAAAAGGCCTTCATGCAGGCGCACAAATGGGCCGAAGGAAACAAGCTGATCCCCGGTGGCTGATTCGCTTTCCGCCTACGATCAGGTATTCGAGGACGCGGGCCGTGCGTGGAACGTCGATCCGCTGTTGCTCAGGTCGATCGCGAAGCAGGAAAGCGGTGGCAGGGCGAACGCGGTCAGCAAAGCCGGCGCGCAGGGTCTGATGCAGATCATTCCAGAGACGCAGCGATATCTCGGCGTGACCGATCCAAACGACCCGGTGCAGTCGATCTTCGCGGGCGCCAAGTATCTGAGCGAAGGACTGGACAAGGAAGGCAACCCGGCGGGTGCGCTGCTCTATTACCACGGCGGCCCGGACTGGCGAAACAAGTATGGTCCCGAGAGCGCGGCCTATGTGCCGGCGGTGTCGGCGCACTATCAGGCCCTGGCCGCCGGTCGCACCCCTCCCGCGCCGCCGCCGTCCGCGCCAAAGCCGCCGGAGGTGGCCCCTGAGACCCCACAGGCAGGCGAAACCAAGATGGCGGATGAAACCCCGGACGAGTTCCTGAAGCGCACCACGGGGCGCGGGAGCGGCAATGGCGGTAACACCACGAAGGACACGGGGCAGGAAACGCCGGAGCAGTTCCTCGCGCGCACGGCGCCGAAAGCCGGGGAGGCGAAGACGGCGGAGACCGCCGCGCCGCCGGGACCATACAGCGAGTATGGCGACCTCTCGGCGCAGCCGTGGGCACAGGGCAAGCCCGTCGCGGAGGGCACGGTCGCGCCGATCGTGCGCGGCGTTGAGGGCGCTGGTTCGGGGTTCCTCCAGGGTGCCACGCAAGGGTGGCAAACCACGCAGCCGTACCTGACGCCTTACGCTGAGAACCAACTCGCGGCCACGGGACCAATCAGTCGGCAGATCACAATCCCGCTCGTGCATCTGGCCGACATCGCGCACGGTGGCGTTAATGCGCTGATCCAGGGTGCGACGGGCGCGATAGGGGCGGGAACGGAAGCGGCGGGCATCCCCCGCGTCGGTCAGGATATCAACGCCCTTGCCGCCGTCGCGCCCATGGCGGGCATCGGGACCGGCGTACCGCGTGTGGTACCCGATGTGACGCCGCCGCCCTCGCCTCGCTTCTCCAGCGAAATACCCGTCGCTCCGGCGCCACCCAGGCCGCCTGGGATGTCGGACATGGGGCGCATCAACCAACTGATCGCGCATGACACCGCCGAGATGACGGGGAAAGAACCGCCACCCCCACCACCGCCTGAGATACCAGCCACCACGGCCGGTGTCGCGGAAGGCGAACCGCACAGGGCGTGGGTCGGCGACACGGTCGGCCAGATCGAGAGCCTGGTCAAAGAGAACGCCGCCGCCGGAGGCCCCCAGGATCTGAGCGCGGCGGCCACGCCCCAGGAACTGGCCGCTATGTCGCCGCAGATGGCCAAAGCCTACCGCCGCATGGCCGAGGTCAACCGCGTCGTCACCCCGATCGAAGGCGAGGACACGAGCATCAAGGTTCCCGGCTCGATCCCGACCGAGGCCGAAGCGAAAGGCGACCCGGTCACCTCGCAAAAGGAGGTCATGACACGGCAGCGGCGGCCGGAAGCGTTCGAGGGGCCGCAAGGCCGCCTGACCCAGAACGACGCCGCGCGCACCCGGCTCTATGACGACCAGACCTTGAGCGACCCGCAGATCGAGACGCTGAACGAGGATCAGGCCAAACAGGCCAGAAAAGATACCGCCACCGTCATCGCGAAGGCCGGCCCGGTGAACGGTGCGCCGGTGGCCGCGCAACTGAAGGGACTGCTTGACGATCCGCGCATCAAAGAGCAGCCGGATATTGTTAAGGTGTTGCAACCAATACACGATGCGCTTTATGACGCTGATGGAAATCTGAAGACGGACATTCAATCTTATTGGGGTATGCATGATAACCTGATGACCAAACTCGCCAAGGCGAAAGACCCGTTGCAGGCTTCATCATCTGAAAAGTTCGCGTTCAATCAACTGGTGGACGCCAAGAAGGCGGTTGATGGCGCCATGGACAAGGCGAGCGACGGCGCGTTCCAGAACTTCCTCGACAATCAGGCCGAGTTCTTCAAATCCAAGAACGCGGCGACCATCCTGCGGGACTTCCGGACGAAGATGGTCAATCCGAAAACAGGGACGATCGATGGCAACCGGTTCCATCGTTTCGTGACTGATCTCGCGGTGCGCCGCGGCAAGCCCGGCATCGATCCGGCGATGGACATCCCCGACGAGGTCATGAGCAATCTGATGGACATCGATGACGACCTGAAGCGCGCGGGCCGGATCGACCTCGGCAAGCCGCGCGGTTCTCCCACCAACCTCTATTTTGAACTGGCGAAGGGCCTCGGCATCGCCGGCGCGCATTCCCTGGCGGCTGGCCTGGGGCCGGTCGGGAACATCGGTGTGCAAGTGGGGGTGAGCGCGCTGCAACGGATGTCCGCCAATATGCGCCTGAACAAACTGGTGGATCAGTCGCTGAACTACCCGCCCTCGGCGGACCCCAGAATCACGCCGTCGCCCACCCCCACCGGCCGGTTCGTGCCGCCCATCGACAGAAATCCGCTTCAGTCCCCCTAGAGCAAATTAATCAGCACCGTACCGCCGATAAGCCCAATAACGTAAATGGCCGCCTTCATCTGTTCCGGCATGTAGCGTGTCCAAGCGGGGTCAGGCGGCCGCGTGTCCGGCTTCGCCCAGGACGGAGCATGCGCGTAGGGATCAGGCGTTGGCGGGGCCTTGGGCCTGGGCGGCGAAGGTGGTGGAGCAGGCGGCGGCTGCGGGGCCTCTTGCTCCGGCTCCCATGGCCGTGCCCATGACGGGGATGGCGACGTGAGCATCTGCTCCCACGTCAGCCCGTGCTTTTTGCGGAACGCCTCGGCCTGAAGTCCGGCGGCGGCGCGCTCGCCGTCGAACTCGGAGCCCAGCATCCCGAGGATGGCGGCGAGGCGGCGGCGGTCGGTGCTGGTCATGCGAACCCCCTGGGCTCGGCGGCCTCCCAGTACTTGCCGTCAGGCCCGCACGGGTCGTCGCTGATGTGTTGCAGCCGGTGCGTCGAGCAGGCGACGGGATACGGCTCTATCGGTTCTCCGGTCACGGGGCTGATCTCAGGTTTACCGATCGTGGACGGGTGTCCGCAGGTGGCATGAGGCGCGCTACCGAGAGATTTCTGAAACCAGCGGCAGTCGATGCACAGGTTCATCGGCCGTTCACCCTTATCTCGCGAATAATGCGCTCGGTGTTTCCCGCCAGATCGGTGCCCAGCTTCGCCAGCGCGGCATCGAGGCCATCAAACCGCTTCTCGTGGCGGGTAAGCTGCTGCTGCAACTGGCCGAAGCCGCGCGCCGTTTCGTTCGTCAGATCGTGAAATGACTGCTCCAGCGATGCCAGACGACCCTCGATGCCGCCAAACCGCGCCACCATGGCGTCCAGTTGCAGGCGCATCAGGCCCACGGTGCGTGTCATCTCCTGCAAGGATCCGGAGATAAGACCGAGGTCGAGCACGTCGCTCATGGCCGCGCCCCGGTGACGGAGGCGGACGGCGGGATTATGTGTTGGGAAGCCATTAACGGAAACCTTTGCCAGACGTTGATGGACAGGGTCGGGTCCGGCGTTAGCAGCGCCGCCCGGCCCGCCCTTGTGCGCCAATCGCGCTCATTTCTCAACAACTTCATTGGGGAACCACATGGCGGATGACAAAGACGTTCCCGCGATCTTCTCCTCATCGCTGTCGATGATGGAGATGAACCCTTACCTGACCCTGCGCCCCTGCGGCATACGGATCGACATGCGGTCAGGTGAGGTTGAGATCCCGGAAGGTCTGTCATTGACCGACGCATCGCGCGCGTTTTGGGCAGCGGTGGGGCACAAGGGCGGCGGCTTCTGGTAAGGCTCCGCTCAATTCGGCCTCGTCTTGTGCAAATCGCCCCAGACCCGGTTCGTCGCGACGTTTTCCGCCTCGGCTTCGCGCAGCGTCGGCATCGCCTCGTCCATCGTGGCGAATTTCGTCCGGCGCAATTCATAGCGCCACGTCGCGCGGTTCGCGTCGCAGAGCGCGCACCAGGGGTTCAGAGTGCCGTCTCTGAGCAGTTCGATAACCTTCCGGCGCAGCGGTGCGCGGACAAGCCGCATGGCTTCATCTTCGTTCTCGGCTTCATCCGCCGTGGCGAGAATGCAGTGCCGATCAGGGCAGAGACACTGGCAAATCCAGACTGCCATCACCGCTCCTTTTTCGATCGCGCCATTCCTGAGCAATCTTCCTTTGCCTTTCGGCAAGCACGGTGGCCAAAGTCATCATCCCCTCGGCGAATAACCTGGCGGGTCCGGCAGGGCCTGGCCAAACACCAGTTCCACCAATGCGTCCAGATCGGCTTTCCGCAGGTCGCTGAGGTTCTCCCCCATCAGCAAGTCCTCGTGTTCCGGTCCCATCAGGTGACAGAGCCCCCATTTCTGGTCCAACCGCCGGATCGTGCTGGGGGTCGGCTGCTTCTTGTTCATGAGCAACTTCCTTTTCCAGTAAGAAAGAATCAAGATTCTGAGAGGAGTCTGGCGTCGGGTTTTCCGACTCTGGTCGGGGCGGCAATACCAGCCGGTAGATGTTCTTACCCTGAACCTTGAACCGGCCGCACCACGCTCGCGTGTGCTCTTTCGCCAGGAACCCGATTCGCTGAAGAACGGTGACGGCGGCGATGGCGGTATCCCGGCAGCAGCCGCGCGCCATCCCGGCGAGCGCCTTGTAGCCGGTCATGAAGCGACCGTCCTCGCGCTTGCGGCATTTCCATATCATCGCCTCGGCGATGTCCCGGCAAAGCGGCGTGATGAGCCGCGTCCGGCGGGCTTCGTTGATCCATGCCTGTAGCGCGTCCTGTTGTGCGCGATCCATCCATCCCCCTTCGCGGGAGGCTGACCGGCGGGACGCGCACCACCACGACCAAGCGAAAGCCACTTGATTCCGAATCTCGGATGTAGGATGTTCGGAGCAACCGGTTAGGTAGCTCGGGCAGCGTCCAACTGCCTTGAACATCAGACTTGGGTGGGGCGGTCCTTTGTGGCCGCCTCTCGCATTTCTACGTCATTTGATAACTCCGTTACTCCGCCATGACCGATTTTCGCTGAGTCGGCAAGCCGTTACCGTACGTTGTGATGATCACGGTTCACCGAGGGCGGCGCGGTCGCGGATATTGCGCGGGCCACCATTGGCCTCTGCCGCCCACCGATCACCCTGCGCCTCGAGGGAATCGGCGGCCTCCAGGCGGCTGATGGACTGGGGCGGATCGTCCAGCGTCCGGCTCAACGGCACCGGCCCCCAGCCCTCGGCGTATTCCCGCCTGAGATCAGCCGCCAGCTTGCGGCACGCCCGCTCCATCGCCCGCGCGTCGAGCGGGTGGTACTGGGCGGCCCGGCCGTTACCGCCGTTCGTCCTGGGCATCGCCCGCCACGCCGGTCTCCAGGGCTTGCCGCGCGATCCGGCCAACGCCTTCGACGACATGGCGCATGGCGGCCGCCGAGAGCCGGTCCAGCGTCATGCCGTTGGCCGTCAACACCTCATGCGCCCGCTTGTAATAAGCCTTGTCCGGTTCCGGGAACACGGCGAGCGGATAGGCGGCGGCCCAGGACGCTATCTGGTGCAGCGCCTCTTCGTACAGGTCCACCTTGTCTTCGGGGGTCATGCCCTTCACCCCACATGCCCCATCGGCAGCCGCTTGCGCGCGTTCCAGGCGGCCCGGCGCTCGGTCACGCGGGCGTCATCGACTATCTCATCGGCCGCGCGCTCCAGCCGCCCCACGCGCCACGCGACGGCGCGCAGGCGGGTCGCGATGGCGGCGGACCACGGCGACACCTCGTCCGCGATCCGCTCGATGTCCTCGGCGCTGGTCGTCATGCCAACCTCTTGAGCGGCACGCCAAGCCGCTCGCGTACCTCCGTGTGGTGTTCAGGCGCCAGGTGCCGCGTGATCCAGTTGCACGAGGCGCACAGGGGTGGGCCGTCCGGCGGGGACAACGCGCAGCCGATGACGTGATGCCCGCAGTCGGCGCAGACGAACTCAACGCAAGTTCCCACGCCGCTCACGCCCGCCCCCGTAGGCGCTGGACCGCGGCCACGGCGGTGTAAAGCAGGCCGAATGGGATCTGATGCTCGCGCGCCCGGCAATGGTCGGTCAGAGCCTCGATGGCGGCGAGGTCCGCCTCCGCCCGCAGATGGGCCGCGCAATGCCCGCACAAATATTGCCCGTCCTCGACGGCGGTTGCATAACCAACGCAACCGGGCGTGTCGCAGCTTAGGTGTATGACACCATCTTCGCAGCCGGGCGCTTCGCATTTGCCCATGTCGCCGTCAGGATCGTTGGGGCCGCGACGGCCTTGCCACACCCACCCGTCTTCGCAATCGCAGCGTAATTGTATCGGAACCGTGACAAGACTCAACTTGCCAGGCGACGTGAGGGGGGTAAGGTTACCTACTATGTCGGATAAATGACCGACCGGCGGGGACGGGGACAGTCTCGTCGTGGATGACATGGGAGGCCTCAAGCCGTGTTGCTCGAGGCATCGTAGGACTTTGCCTATATAAAGGTCAAGCGGCGCGTAGGCCAAATCCTACGCACGGGACGAAATTTGTCGGCTCCGATCATAGTGAAGGGGAGTTCGCCTTGGGAGAAATCTGGTCTTTAGACGGTCACCGCGGCCGGTTTGACGATCTCCGGCGTATCGGGGGCGGCGCGCGGGATGGATCTGGCAAGCTGAAGAATGGCGCGCCGGTCGCTGGGGGACATGCCGGCGAAAGCGCGGAGCAGCGGCGCCGCCTGCGGGGTATCGAGCAATATCTGCGCGAGGTTGGCATCTATGAGATGCTGGCCGCCGACATTCTCCGGCGGGCGGCCGAGGCGGCGAGGTCGCTTGAGAGGGGGGCGTAGCCGCGCCGCGTCAAGCTTATACAGCCGGACAAGGATGCGCCGGTCGGCGTCGGACAGATATTGTGGCTTGCCCCGCCTGATGTACTGCTGCACGTAAGTCGGGTTGCGGCTCAACGCGCGCGACGCCTCCGTCCACAGCCCAATGGGCAGGGACGGACGCCAGGAGGTATTCCCTCGCGCTGTCAGGATCGGCCATCGCGGGCATCCTAATCCGTCCCATAGGAAATTGCCAAGAGGGATTGCCCGAGGGATTGCCCGAGGGATTGCCGTAGGATGATCGCCTGGGTTGACGCCATAGGCTGAATCCTATGAAATAGGGCGATGTGCCCAGCCCTCGACAGCGATACCGATCCTATCCTGGCCAGCGTCGAGTTGTTCCTCCGCGCGACCGGTATGTCCGCCTCGACGTTCGGCATCGCCGTCATGGGCGACCCCGTCCTCGTGCTGGATCTGAGGAACGGCCGCGAGCCGCGGCGGGCCACGAGGGCACGCATCCGCGCGTTCATCGCCGCCGCGCTGGCTGATTGAGCGTGGCCCTCCCCCCGCTCCGCGACTTCATCCCGATTTCCGAGGCGATCGCCCGCGTCGTCGGGCGCGTCATGCGTAGGCAGCGGGAACGGCCCTGCACATGCCACCCCAGCGAGGCGCCAGTACCGTGCCAACGTAAATACGCCTTCAACGAGTGCATGACCGCGTTCGTTCGGCGGCAGCAGGCAGACGCACAGGCCAACCAAATAAAGACGGACGGCGAGACGGCGGCACGCGCGTTCGCCGAGCCGGAGATCGGGGCGTGAGCGTGGTGCCGGTCTCTCCCGGCTTGTCACCCCCGCTCGTCTACCTGGTAGTGGGGTCCAACCTGATTTCCCGACGAGTAGGAGGGGCGGCTCCTGGCGGCTTGCGTCCCCGTTCGAGCTATCTTTACGCCATCGAAGATGCCGAAGACTATGCCCCGACGAGGCGGCAAAGCCAGAGCAAAACCGAAAACGCCGCGCAGCGAGGACGCGGAAAGTCCGGGGCGCCGATCGATCACCCGGCCGGCTGGCGATGAGCGGGCGGCGGGTCCGCTGGTTCGGCTGCGGGGCGGCGTCCGCCGTCGCCATCGCGCTCGATCTGCGCGCCCATCCAGGCGGCGTGGTGGCCTACTGCGAGACCGGCGCCGAGCACCCGGACAACGAACGCTTCCTCGCCGACTGCGAACGCTGGTGGGGCGCGTCCGTCCTCCGCCTGCGGTCGGACGAATACGCCGACACCTGGGACGTGTGGGAGCGGCGCCGCTTCATCGCGGGGCCGGACGGAGCGCCCTGCACCGGCATCCTCAAGGTCGCGCCGCGGCTGATGTTCCAGCGGCCCGACGATGTGCATGTGTTCGGCTACACCTGTGACGCTAACGATCAGGCGCGGTCGCGACGGCTCGCGGAGACGTTCTTCGAACTGGAGATCGAGAACCCGCTGATCGTGGCCGGGCTCGATAAGGCGGCGTGCCTCGCGATGGTCGAGGGCGCCGGGATCGCGTTGCCGGTTCTTTACGGTCTCGGGATGCCAAATAATAATTGTCTGCCCTGTGGGAAAGCAACGTCGCCAAACTACTGGTCCGCGATCAGATTGCATTTTCCTGAGAAGTTCGATCGCATGGCGGAACTGTCGCGGCGTCTCGGCGCGCGGCTGACGCGCATCGCGGGCGTCCGGCTGTTCATCGACGAGATCCCGCCCGACTGGCCAACGCTCAACCCCACGGCGCCGGCCTGCGACTTTCTTTGCCAGTTGGCGTCACAGGATCTGGCCGCGTGAGCCACCTTTCCATCGCCGCGCGCGCCGCCGCCGCCGCCGTGGTCGGCGTGTGGGCCTGGGCGCTGTGGGCGCTGGTCCAGTGAATGTCAGCGAGGCGCGTGAAATCCGCTTGCGGGCGCTGCGAGACGCGCTCGCCGCCGTGATGCGGGCGCACGGCCCGATCGGTGACGAACCGACATATTGCGCCAAGGCGCTGCGCGAAATGATTGAAACGGAATTGGCCGGGACGTTGAGTCCTCCCCCCGGCCGGTCGCGTAAGGGCGGCGCGATGCCCGCCGACGTGCAACCTCCCCGGCGCCGCGCGACATCCTCCCCAGGCGCCGGGGTCTTTTCGTGAGCGGCGGCGGCCCGGCGCACTGGTCAGCCGCCACGCCCGATCGTGTGGTGACGATGCCGCGGCCGCCATCAACAAACCGGCTGTGGATACGCGCGCCCGGCAAGCCACGCGTTCGCAGCCCGGAATACCGCGCCTGGATCTTCTCAGCGGGCTGGGAGGTGCGGCGTCAGCTTGTCGGCATCCCGCCCATCGACTGCCGCTTCAACGTCGTCATCGAGGTGCCGATCTCGCGGCGCGACAGCGGGAATTTCGAGAAGGCGACAATGGATTTGTGCGAAACCGTCGGATTGGTAACGAATGATGGTAACGCACACGAAATCAACATCCGCCCCACGCAACGCGAGGACGTGATGGTGGCGATCTGGTGCCTGCCGGAAATGGGCGCGGTGCGACGGGCGGCGAAGCCACGCGCGGCCAAGGGGGCCAGTGGGGCCGGAAACGGGCGGACGGTGACGCGGACGAAGCCGGGCCTGACGTGGCTGGCGCCAGCGGTCAGGCGGTGACGCCCGGATGAAATATCAGCGTCACAGCGGGACATCGCACGCCGCGGCGGAATCCATCGAGCCGGCCGCCGATACGCTGCGGGCCGAAGTTTACTCGTGGATCGTCCGCTGTGGACTGTATGGCGCGACCGACGAGGAAACCGCCGACACGCTCCGCATGGCCGGGAACACCGAACGGCCGAGGCGCGTCGAACTGTGCGACGGCGGCCTGGTGGCGGACAGCGGACAGCGACGCAAGACGCGCAGCGGGCGCAACGCCGTCGTTTGGATCTCCGTCCGTGTCCGCGACGAGGCCATGCGCCGGCGTGAGCAAAGCAGAATGGAGGACCTGTTCTGGTGAGCGCGCGTCAGGCTGCCCGATGCTGGTCCGGCGCGACCGTCTCGCGTGCCTTTTCCGCTCTGCGACGGGCCACCTCGCGCGTGAGCAGGTGGGTGATCAACGACGTGAGCGTGCGGCTTTCCTCGTCCGCCAGGCGCTCCGATTCGGCCCGCAGCTTCTCAGGTAGCCGTAGGGAAAACGTCTTTTTCGCACTCATTCAGGCTTCTCACGCATTGCGTTTGATGTCACAAAGGCGTAATACTCGTTGCGTGAAATGTCAAGGACAACCACCATGAGCGAACGAGCCCGCCAGCCATCCCGCCGCATCGACGCGCCCGAGCCGGGGTGGTTCCGCCTCCGCCTCGCTCGTGCCGCGCCCCCGGTGGGCGCGCGTATTTATACCCGCCTCGGCCAGTTGGTCGCGGAAATCAACGGCGCCGAGGCGGACGTGGACGCGGTCTGGACCTCGGGCGAGGCCATCTCCGAGGCGGAATACCGAGGGTTGATCGAGGCGCCGCCCGCCGATCCGACGAAGGCCGTGGATTACCGGGCGATGGGGCGCGCGGAGAGGGACAGAGCGCGGCCGAACAGGCCGGTCGTGGATCTCGCGGCGGCGCTGGAGCCCGAGGCGTTGGGCGCGTGGCTGGAGCACGAGATGGCGGAGCACGCCGCCCGGTGCGCCGAGTTAGGGGCCGCCTACGAGCGGTTTCTGGTCGCCACGGCGGGCGGCATCGCCGACGACACGGCGACCGGCCGCGCGACCGACTTCGCGAAGATGCACAAGGCGGAGATTTCGGCGATCGACGCCACGCGCAAGCGGATCAAGGAGCCGGTGCTGCACGCCCAGAGGCTGATCGACGGGGCGGGGAACGGGCTGACGACGCCGCTGCGGGCGCAGGCGCTCACCATCGAGAACCGTATCGCCACGTACCTGACCGGGAAGGCCGAGGCGGCGCGTCGGGCGGCGGAGATGGAGGCGCAAAGGTTAGCCGCGGCGGCGGCCGAGGCCATGCGGGACGCGGAGCCGGAGGAAGCCATCGCGGCGTTGAAGGAGGCCGCCGAGGCCGAGGCGCTCGCCACCGCGTCAACGCCGGACCTGACGCGCACCCGCTCGGCCACCGGCGCGCTGGCCGGGCTGCGCGATAATTTCGTTTACGAAGTGAAGGACATAGCACTGGTGCCGGCGCACCTGTTGCAGATCAACGACGCCGCCGTCCGCCTGTTCATCAAACAAGGCGCGCGGCATGTGCCGGGATTGCGAATATGGAACGATGCTAAGGCGTTCGTTCGATAAGGGAAGCGGCCGCCTTCAACGGGCCGCGCTCACGACCGCTCGAAACTAATGACAAAGGAACGAATATCATGGCTTTCATGCAACCGCCGCCCTCCGCCGCGTCCGGCGACTTCATGCCGGTGCTCGCCTACAAGGCGAACCAGGGACGGCTCTACGTCCGCGACCGGGCGCAGGACATCAACGGACAGTGGGACACCACCGAGACCGAGGTGACGCAGGCGCAACCCGCCTTCGCCGTGGACTTTGGCAGGCTTGAGGTGGGCTGGTGCCACTTCGTTCGCGGCGCCGCCCCGCTGTGGAACATGGTGCCTTACGGGCGGCCGGTGCCGGAACGGCCCGCCTCGCCGGGCAATGACGACCTCGGCAAGCAACTCAACTACCGGCAGGGCTTCAAGGTGCCGGTGGCGGGCAACGCCATCGGCGGCATCCGCGAACTGGCGGGAAACAGCGCCGCGCTGATCACCGGCATGAACGAGTTGCACACGCTCTACGAGGCGGCGCCGGAGGCCGCGATGGGCAAGATCCCGGTCGTCAAACTGGTCAACACCCTGCCGGTGAAGACGGGACAATCGACCAACTTCCAACCCGTGTTCGCGATCCAGGCGTGGGTCGAACGGCCCGACCTGCTGGGGCCGCGCACCGTGGCGCCTCCCGCCGCGGCGCCCGTTGTTCAGCCGGTTCAGGCCGCTCCCGTGACCGAGCAGCGGGCGGATCGGCGCCAGATGGCGATGGCCGACGAAATGCCATTTTGAGAACGAAAGGAGCGTATCGTGACCATCGAATACACGATCGCGTCCATCGCAACCGAGTACGCCGGGCGGCTCTATCGGAGCCGCCTGGAAGCCCGGTGGGCGGCCTTTTTCGACCTGTGCGGATGGCACGCCGATTACGAACCCTACGACCTCGGCCTCTGGTCACCTGATTTCCTGATCAGAGGACAACAAAACGAAATATTGGTCGAGGTGAAACCGGTCACCAAAATCGATGTGCCGACGATCTGGAAAATGCACACCGCCGCCAAGGAAAGCGGATTCAAGGGCGACCTGCTACTTTTGGGGGCCGGCGTGACCAACCAGTGCGTCGGGTGGCTGTGTTCGGATGAAAGCCCCGACGTTTCAGTCAGAAGCAACGAACGCGCGGGATTTTCGCCGGAGATCCGGACCATGCCATGGTTCGTTCAGGCGGAAAGTTTCAGCCGCGAACGGCCTGATATCGGCATTATGTGTTATTACAAACATACCCGCGGCGGCGTGCCATCCGAGATCGGGGTGATGCATGGCGTCAAAGGCCACCATGACCGCTGGTATCTGGAACAAAAATATAGCCTGAAAGACCGGTGGAACGCCGCCGGCGACAAGGTCCAGTGGCATCGGGGCGGCTGGCCTCGACGGCGCTGAGCCGGTGTCCACGCGCCAGGATACAGGGGAAGCACCGTCGCCCCAACTCGGGGCGGCGTTGTTTTACCTGTCGCTCGGCTGGTCGGTGGTGCCCACGCACAAGGTCACCCGGCCGGCCGGCGGCGGGGCCGCGTTCTGTTCGTGCCCCGCCGGGTCGGCCTGCGCGTCGAAAGGCAAGCACCCGGCGGTCGCCTGGACCCGATACCAGACCGAGGCGGCGGACGAGGGGCAGCTACGCGTCTGGTTCGGACCCGGCGGCGCGTTCGCCTCCTACGGCGTCGGCGTCATCACCGGGGCCGTTTCCAATATCTTCGTGCTCGACGCTGACGAAGGCCCCGGCAAGCAAGGCGCCGACACGCTGCTGAACCTGCAAACGCTCAACGGCGACCTGTCGTTCACCGTGCAGGCGCGCACCGGCGGCGGCGGCCGTCACATGATCTATCGCCACCCGCGCGACGTGTGGGTGACGACCGGACGCAACGTCCTCGGTCCCGGCCTCGATGTGCGCGGCGATGGCGGCTTCATCGTCGCCTCGCCGTCGCTGCACGAATCCGGCGCCTTCTACCTGTGGGACGAAGCCGCCCACCCGCGCACCACGCCGATCGCCGCGGCGCCCCCGTGGGTCGTGGAAATGGCCTCGGGCGAACCGCCCGATGTCACCGGAACGGCGGCGCCCAGGCGAGCACCGGACGGCGGCACCGGCGAGATCATCCGCGACGCGTGGGGCAAAGTGACGGACGGCCGCGAGCGGCACATGGTCGGCATCGTCTGCGCCGTCATCGCTGAACTGGCGCGCCAGAACGGCGCGCTGCCAACCGTCGAGACCGTGATCGCCGAGGCCTGGCCATCCTACGAACGAACAACCAGGGCGCGTGGGGATTCGCTGGAAGCGGACGGACGCGGCATCGGCCTGATGCGCCAACGCGCCGGCCACATGCTGCGGCGCGCCGCCTCGGGGAAGTGGAAGGTGGACCCTTTTACCAAGGGCGCCGCGAGCGCCCGTGACGGGCCTGATACGGGCGATACGCGGAGCGATACAGGAGGCGGTACGGGCAAGCTGCCGCCGATCCTCGACGCGGCGGCGTTCCTGGCCACGTTCACGATGCCGGACTACCTGGTGGACGGGGTCATTCAACGCGGGCGCCTGCACGCCCTCACCTCGCCCACCGGCCACGGCAAGACCGCCGTCGCCCTGTTCCTGGCCTGCATGATGGGCATGGGACGCAATATCGGCGCGCTGGAGGTCACCCAGGGCAACGTCCTGTTCATGGGCGGCGAGAACCCCGACGACCTGTGCGTCCGCCTGCACGCGGCCTGCCGGGCCTACGGCATCATGCCGGGGATGCTGCCTGTCTATGTGATGCCGGGGAATTTCCCCGTCACGCCGGAGGCGGCCGAGGAACTGAAGCGGAAGATCGACGGATCGGGCGTGGAGTTCAGCCTGATCATCGGGGATTCGCTCGCGGCCTACTTCCCCGGCGATGACGAGAACCACAACGTCCAGATGGGCAACTACGCCCGCAACTGGCGGGTGCTGACGACATGCGCCGGGCGACCCGCCGTCATGGCCCTCGCTCACCCCATCAAGGCCGCCACGCGCGATACCCTGCTTCCTCGGGGTGGTGGCGCGTTCCTGGCCGAGATCGACGCCAACCTCGTGCTGTGGGCCGAGGGCGAGCGGGAAACGACGGCGCTGCACTGGCAGGGCAAGATCCGCGGCGCCGACTTCCAACCCGTCACCTTCGCCCTGACGCCGGTCACCCTGACCGACAAGGTGGACGCCAAGGGAAGGGCGCTGGTCTCCGTCGTGGCCGTGCTCCAGACCGCCGAACAGGCCGACATTTCCATCAAGACCGCCTTCACGAACGAGAACGTCGTGCTGGAGTGGCTGCGGCGGCACCCCGGCATCAGCGTCCGTGACATCGCCACCAACGCCGGCTGGCTGAACGAGGCCGGGAAACCGAACATCGGCAAGGTCCAGCGGCTGCTGGCCAGCCTCAATCACCTGAAACTGGCCCGCAAGTGGCGTGGCAAATGGAAAATCACGCCCGCCGGCGAGGCCGAACTGGCCGGGTCCGGAGGGGGAGAAAGTTCGTAATACGTCACGAACCCTGTACCAAATGATACAGTTGATGATACGTTATGAAAGAAATCAGATGAAAACGCCAGCTTCGAGTAGGGTGATACGTGATACAAAAGACGTGATACGCCCCCCAGAAAAGGGGTGTATCGTATCACCCCTTTTACTGGGGGTATGGGGGGTACACTCGTGAAGCCGGGGAGCGCCGGCGAGCGATTCCGCCTGGCCATTGTTCCCGTCGATACCGCCATGTGGGATTCTGAACAGCGATGGGGGGTCGGCCGCCTCGAAAGGCTGGTCTCACCGGCCACCCTGGCGTCATACCGTCGCGGCTGGGATCTCTACCGCGCGGCGATCGAAGCCAGCGACGCGGCGGCGGTCGAAGCTGTCGGCCCCAAGATGGTGGCGGCTTTGGCGGTGATGGACCGCGAGGCATCGGCGGCGGGCCACAAGCCGCTCGCTCCGGACACCTGGGAGCACGCGCTGGGCAACGGCGTGACGCTGGTGGTGGTCAGGACCGGGGCGGAGGCGTCGGCCGTCCTGCGCTCGTCCAGAGTGGTCGGCAACGGCCACCAGGCGTTCGAGACGACGCTGCCGCCGGATCTCGCGATCACCGTTCGCGACCAACACGAGGGGAGGGCGCTGGTCGTCGTGACGATGGCGGAGATCGCCCGCCTGCTGCGAGCCCAGGAGACCGGGCTGTGGGGCACCGTCTGGGAAGGCACGCCGGCGGAGTCGGGGCGCGTGATGGAGGAAGGCGCGGCGGCGGATCTGGTCCGCTCGGGCTACCCACTGCCGGCGCCGATCGCCGCCGATGTCGTGCTGGCGTTTTGACCCGCCACCGCGCCCCGTTCATGACGGCTGCCGCGTGGGAGCGGTTCGAGTACCTCTGGTGCCGCACGCCCCTCTCGGCCGACGCCATCCGCGAGCACATGCGCCGCGAACTGGCCATCGAGATCATCGACCCGCAGGAGACAGCCGCCCGACGCGGCCTCGTCCGCCTCAACAGCGCCAACCCGCACGCCCGCGAGGAACGCCGCCAACTGGCCGCGCTCATGCGCTGGTATGCCCCGCCAGCGCGCCTGGAGGCGGTCAGGAAGCCAGCGAGGCGCTACCCGGTGCCGGAGGGCGGGTTCAGGATCGGAACGCCATGACCCGCGCCGAGCGCCGCGTGCTTGCCCTGCTCGCCGATGGCGAATGGCATGACGAAACCGAGGTCCGATCCACCCGCGCCCTGCTCGAACGCCTGTGGCTCAGCGGGACGATCCAGGGCGCCATGCACGGCGTCGGCGCATACCCCGAGCACCGGCTCTGGCGGCTCGGGCGAGACCCGTCATTCCCGCCACGAACCACCGCCGGACAGTTCCGGCCACTCACCGAAGAGGAACG